TTTATACTTGACGTTTTCAAGTGAGCTTGGCGTTTTATATAGCATGAGAGGTCTACGCCGCTGAGCTTATCAATGGGTATCTTACCTATATCATCATCTATAAATTTCATAAGACGATACATCTCTTGTCTGCCACCTTTACGATGATGGCATATCTCATCAATAAACCTCTGGAATATTTCACCTGTAGTTGGGGGATGATGTAGTTTAAAAAACTTTAATATATTGTTACTCATAATAGATACCTGAATAAATATCTAAATCAAAATGTAATTCCAGATAGAATTATACCAGTAATAAATATATCTATCAACAATCTATACACTAAGGATCTGCATTCTATATCTAGTATCTAAATATTACATTAATATTTAATTTATGGAGCAATATAAATTACTATTATTAGCTCTCTTTTATTAGGAATTGACAGGACTGCTGCCCCGAACAGAGCGATAATATAACTATAAGAAGTTACACAAACGGAGGCGACACAATGAGTAAGATATTTTATAAGGGAATGATTGAGGATGTTCAAAATGACAAATGCACCGATGTAGAGATAGGTTTCATTTCACACATTTCATTTGTAATATTGAGAGTATTATTCTAATATTTACAAAGATATCTATCAAGTACCTATGTATGCCCATGGGGGGGTATGAAAAGTTTTCCCCTATTCCATATCCCCACATATACACATCATTTAGTCGTTTTACACACATGAGGGAAAAAAAATATTTTCGGACTTTATCTGCATATTCGGAGACTATGGACATGAAAAAACCGCTCTCTCACGCACAGTACAGAACAAATGAAGAAACGAAGATCTACCGTACAGCCCAGTGGAGAAAGATAAGAGAGATTGTTTTTGCAGAAAAAGGGGTACTATGCCTTATGTGTGCTGCCGCACACATAGCAAAAGAGGCAACTGACATAGACCATATCATACCACATGACCAGGGAGGGGAATTCTGGGATATTGATAATTTGCAACCAATATGCAAAAGCTGCCATGCACAGAAGACCCTGAAAGAGAATGGGAGGGATACCCTTTATGAAGAAGACTGGAAAGCAACAGGTAATCAAGCCATCCCATACGCCATACGAAGAAGGAAGCGCACATTATCTTGAGTTTATACGTATTATAGGGCAGATGCAGATACCTTTATCACATTTTGATGATGTAAGATATCTGTGTGATACAGAAGTTATTATGAGCCAGCTGCTGAGCGGCAAGATGAAGAGCTCCACAGCTTCGGCAATATGCACATTACAGAAACACGCTATCAAGATACGTGCTAGAATTAGTTCAGTGGCTGTATCAGTTCTAGAGAATTCTACTGATGAGAAACAAATTCAGAGAATGAACATCATTAACATGACTGATTCCATCGCCAGAAAGAAGAGAACATGACAGATAATGATGATTATACAGACCTTGGAGTAATATACTTTGATATTGCGAAGGAATATGCCTTAAATGTACTGGGTGACACGGATAAATATTGCAAATACGAAGTGTTAGCATGTAAGGGATTCATAGAGGACATTAGTAAAGCAATGTATAATATAGATATGCATGGGATAGCAAATGTATGTGGTTTTGCGGAATCAATTCCTCTTACTCCTAAAGGGGAAATCCAGCTCCCCCCCTGGTCTATATTCTGCCTGTGTGCGATGTTCGGCTTTAGGTCTAAAGAGACAGGCAACCGTATAATACGTGTGGGCTACATAGAGGTAGCGAAAAAGAACGCCAAGACAACCATATTCGGGGTAGCATTACCTTTGTACTTCCTTATTCAGGAAGATTCAGACGTGAAAAAAGAAATTTATGTTGTATCAAACACTCTTAAACAGGCCGCAAGAGTAGTATCAGCAGCTCAAGAGGTAGTACACCGTATGATAAACAAAGGAATGCTATGTAAAGATGCCTTCAGGTTCATAAATAACTCCCAAGAGGCATCCATATATTATACTGACCATACAGGGTCTATACATCATATTATGGCTATGCCTGCTAACCCATCAGGGGCTGATGGAAGAGACCCGATATATGTATACTTTGACGAGATCCACGAGTGGAAAGGCTCTTCTATGTATGACAAGCTTATGCAAGGCGGTGGGCATACTAATGACATGATGGTTCTTACAACTACAGCTGGGAATAATAAATATGGGTTCTGTTATGACATAAGAACATATTTTACAAACCGTCTTGAAAAGAAATTGCCCGTGGATGATCCGAGAAAGTTCTCAGTAGTATATACTGTTGATGACCATACTTCGAATGTTGATCTAATGGATAGATCTGTCTGGCGTATGGCTAACCCATCACTTGATCATCAGCCAGGGCTTTTGAATGCTCTGGAGTCAACGTCAATAGAAGCAGTGAATAACCCAGATCGGGAAACTGCCTTCAGACAGTACCATCTTAATCAGTGGGTACAATGCGGTGGCTCATCTGATCTACATGTTAATGACTTCAAATCAGCTATACACTCAAAGACCATAGAAGATGTTATAGCTGAAGATACTGAATGCAGATGCTCTATAGGTATTGATCTTGCAACCGCTGGAGATATAGCAGCTGTCTCTTGTGCTATTCGTGGTGAAGATGGCACAATATACCTTTGGAATACTGGCTTCTGCCCTGCCGAGGCACATATGCATAAGGCAAACAGAGCCTGCGGTGATGTGTTCCAGAAATTCGTTAGAGACGGTGATCTTGTGGTTGCTGGGGAAGGTCGTACTATGGATCAACAGAAAATAATAGATCATGTTCTCGATATCATCACCATTGTGGATAAAAGCAGGGTGGATATAGTAAGGTTTGAATCGTGGATGTCTGATGCTCTTAGGGTTGCCGTTGAGGACACAGGGGTGGCATGGTCGTATTTCAAGAAAAATGGAGTTACATGCTCCCCTATCATATCTGCGATACGCGACCTCACCATTGATAAGAAGCTTCTTCATGACGGGAATAATGCATTCCTATGGTGTGTTGAGAACGTGAGGATGTCTGAAGATAAGTTTGGTCTTTTAGTGCCTCTGAAGCAAACATCAGCAGAAAAGATAGATTTATTTGATGCTGCTATGATGGCTCTTTCTCAATATTATTCTGTTAAATCTGAGAAAGACAATACCGCCGCAGTGATGAGAGCGATTACGGACGCACTGACTGCCCCTCTACCACACGATACAATACAGTAGTGAAAGAAAGGAGCGATAATGATGAATAGTATATGGGGTTATCATGATAATACGGAAGATGGGCTATTCTCCACTATTTCATCTATATCACCGCAACATGCCATGGAAATTCCAGAGGTGGCAGCGTGTGTGAATTTGCTATCCTCAACTATTGCACAATTGCCTCTTGAAGCTAAGAAGCTGGAATACAGGAATGGTCGCATGGTACGTACATCAAAAGGTGTGCCGATTGATATAGCAATGTTCTGTGAATTTCCTTCCGCATCTATGCCACGGGAGAGATTCTGGGAGCTTATGCTTAGAGATTTGTACTTGTATGGCAATGCATATGCACTTGATATGACCGATGCAACAGATGCAGACCACCTTCAATTTCTGTATATCCCTTATAACATGGTATATTCGGTTGAGAAAACAGATTACAGAGCTACAAAATACAGGATATACCATACTCATACAGGGATAACAGGCTATGCATTATATGAGTACACAAGTGATATGATCCTGAATATATCATGGGGTGGACGGTCTTTGTTTGATGAGTATGGGAAGACATTACGCACAGCACATGTTATTGACAAGGCGTATGAAGATATTGTCCGCAGAGGTAACAATAACTTTGAAAGGATGGCTGTTATGCTTACAGGTGCATTAAAGCCAGAAGATATAAGAGATTATATGAATTCAGTCAGATCTCAGTACGCAGGGAATGGAGATCTACCTCTTATACTTGGCGGGAATAGTGTATCAGTTGATGCACTGCGTAACTACTTCCTGCAGGATACACAACTACTTGAGAAGCGTGCAGAGATCAGCCGAGTAATCGCTGCGGGTATGTTCGGCGTTAACCCACAAGTGCTTGGAGATAACAAAGGCACTTCTAACTGGGGTAGCGGAGTAGCTGAAAGTTATAGATCACTGGTGCGCGGTCCGGTAGCTAAAGGTGCAGGGAAAATATCCTCTGCTCTCACCGATTTTATGGTTCGCTCAGGTCGAGAGCCATATAGATTTGAGCATGATACTGATTCACTTACGTCACTCGGGAGAGCTGAAATGATGAAAGTTGCACAAACTGCAATGGGAACTAACAATCTGCCTTCACTAATGACACGCGAAGAAGGTAGAGAAATGGTGGGACTGGAGCCAGAGCCATCAACAGGTACATTCACAGGAATTAATAAGAAAGGGAACAGAGAATGACAGTTATCAATATATCTGGAGTGATATCTGCAGCAACATACGAAGATTTTGCCACACGGATGGAGACAATCACTCCATCCGTTATACGGATTAATTCTGTGGGTGGGATTGTGAGTGATGGGATAGGAATTTACAATATAATCAGGGAGTACTGCCCAGACACTCCTATTGTTATTACAGGTACTGCGGGCAGTATGGCTTCCATAATTGCCCTGGCAGGAAACAAGCTACCTGTGATGCTTGATGGCACAATATTCCTTATTCACAATCCGTATCAGTTCCTTATGGGAACTTCCAAGGAATTGCGTGAACAAGCTAAATATCTTGATATGCTGGAACAGTTCTTTTTAAGCGTATATATGAGAGCAACTTCTTTACCTGAAGGGGAAATAAGACAAATGCTGGATAAAGAGACTATTATGAACAGAGAGCAGGCAGTAAAGCTTGGGTTTGCAAGAATGGCCGCCTCTCCTGCTAAGGCACAATCTGTAAATAACGTGATATCTGACCGACAGGCAGCTATAAGGCAACAGAAGATTAATACCGCCAGAATGCGGATTAGTAGTTGTTTGTCTATGTGTATGGTGCAATAATTATATTGCGGAACATTTAGCCGATGCCCCGCAATATATGCGTCCTATGTGATTATGTATGGTGCTGAATACATAATATCATAAGGAGACGATATGTCAAATAACAACACTACAGAAGTGTTTAATCACCTAGCTGATAATGACCTAGCTGATAATGACCTAGCTCAGGATTTCACAGCATGGAAAACAAATACCCTTAAAGAACTGTCAGAATGTGGTCATGATAGAGAGGCAATTGCTAAATTGTCACAAACAGCAACTGCCGTCAGTGATGGACTCCTAAATGACATGACAGACGAACAGTTTAAAGAACTGTCAATGACGCTTGACCAAGTAGAGCGCAAAGCGCAGGAAGCCAGGGCGGCAGACCGTAAACGGCAGCTTGCAACAGCCGTAGGAAACATCCAGCTTGCCTGTCAAAGTCATGCACCATTAGCAAACTCAGGTGCTGGAGAACTTCACTCCTTACCTCTCCCATCAGAGAATGTAATCAATCCACTTCATGCGCCAGCCCTAGTATCTAACGCGGCCATGCGTGACCCTGTGGAGAATATGTATAGACTGGTGGGTGCATACTCGCTTGGGGAGCGTGTGTACGCTACAGAGCGTGAAAGAATGGGTGGCTATGCTGATCAATTCATCTCACAGGCAGGGTATGCGACAGCATCTTATTCAGGGGGGACTCCAGACCAGATATTAATTCCTGTTAGATATATGGAAGATTTGCTTACGCACCTTACAGGTGCATACCCACTTTATGAAGAGGTATCTAGGAGGGTGCAAAATGATCTTAGTGAAAATCTTACGGTGGACATGGGGGAGAATATTACCGATGTCGTGTCATTTACCGCAGTTGCCAGCAATACAAATAGTATGCCTGCAAGCCCTGCCCAGGCGTCACCTGAAGCAGTCTCTTCTGTGTCGGTTGCCCCGCGTATGTGTTCCCTGAAGGAACTTCAGTATTCTGTATACGCAACAAATCCAACCCCAGAGGCAATAGGTAGATATGTGATGAAGACCTATACCGATGGGATCATGAAATTTATTGCTACCCAGATAGTAACTGGCCAGTTAGCTGCAATATCAAGTTCCCAGAGAGGGATACATGGGCTCCAGAATTCTGTTACTGCCGCTACGGCTGTTGCTGGATATTCTGGAAGGATCACAGCCGTATCAACCACAGATATCGCAGAACAAGAAGTAATTAATCTTCTATTCAGTGCATTACCTCGTGCATATGCTAGTGGGGGGATGGTTGTTACAAGCAGGACAGGACAACTTGCCTTGCATGATATTAAATATGCTGATGGTAGGAAAATGTATGAGACGGTCTTACAATCCTCATCTGTGCTTGGCATGAAAATTCTGGTCGATGATGCCGTTGCTGATGTAGGGAATAGCAGTATTCCAATTTATTTCCTTAATCCTAAGAATTTCCAACTTGTACACTCCACGCCAGTGATATCAAGAGTACCAGACACTGTACAGAGTCTACAGTCTGGTACGAAAAGGATCGCTGGACATTTCCTTGTTGGGGGCAGGTTGCTACGTGATACGCAGGTTGCTGCTATTAAAATGGCTGCTGCATAATGAGGGGGAGATATGAGCAAGAAACAGGAATCTGTGAAACAAACCCAAGCTGAAGGGCAAATACAAGTAAAGATGTTAAGGTCGTGGAATGCTCGCTATTTAAACGGTATGGCTGGCGATATCCGCACACTTACAGACCGTAGCTTGTGTGATAACTTGGTGTTAGAAGGGATAGTGGAAGAAATATCATCAGATATCGGCGAATCAGATGACGCTACTTAGCGGTGGGGGGTGTGGTGGATTGGTCGGATATAATATCTGATGTACAGCTGATGCGGCAGGTAAGACTTGGTGAAACACCTACAGAAGGTGAGTTCAGTGCTATGCGCGCGCAGCTACAGGTTGCTGGTGATATAGTGACCCACAGAGCAGGCAGAACACTTTTGCCTGGTACTCGTACCGAAACAATCCATCCCTCCCCTAATATAAATGGAGGAATTATAAGGTTGTACACAACAGACATATATTCTGACGTCACAATCACCGTCACAAGTGAACAAGGTGGACAGGCTGAAACAATACATGCAGATCACTATCATGTGTTGAATGCCTCCAGAATGCGTACTGAAGTAACCTTTAAAACAGCATTAGAGTATGCATACCAATACAATGTTTCTGGGAATGTTGGGATAGACCCAGTGCCAAAGTCTATACAGTTGGCAGCTTTGCTCATATTCACCAGAATATATGAAAGCCCAACAGGTCTAACGGTAGAGAACGTAAGAACAATGCCAGGGCTGGAGATTGAGCAGGTAATATCAAAATATATGATTAACCATACTTACATTACTCCACCAGACATGACAGGACGTATACAGTTAGAGAGGGTACGTTGATTAAAATAGGCATGCCGCTAAGAAGTAAAGTCAGGGTATACAATAAAGATACTCTTATGGGTATTTTCCCTGCAAACATTAAGCCTGCAACGCAGAAAGACGTTAATATGGAAGGCGTACATGTGGAGAAGCAGGAGCTTATTATAATAACCCAATATTCCGCAACAATTGCAAGCATGCGACCGCAACAGGTCATATTTGAAATTGGCGATGGGCAGCGGTATCAGGCAACAGAAGTGCTGACTCTGGAAACGTCAATTAAGGCAAAGGATGGGATACGAATGCGAGGATACAGATTGTGAAAGACCACACTAACAGTGGGGAAGTGGCTGCATCTATACTGGCACTCCCAGACGCATTCCATACTCAGGCAATAGCGCAGATTAATACTACAATGGCAAAGGAATACGCAAAAGATATGCGGAGGGAGGCTCCTTACGATAGCAAAAGAACTCCATCTAGGAAGAATGGGAAAAAACCAAAGCCGCACTTACGGCAATCAATCAGACATGCGAATGCTACGAGGGCACAGCCTTCCTTCAAGCGTAAACGTGCAATTAACAAGAGGTATGGTGTAAATGTAAGAATAGATCCAAAGCGCGATAGGATGGTTGTGATAGAACGTGCTTACTGGTATAGGTTCGCTATTACTGGAACATGGAAAAAGTCACCACCGAATGATTTCATAAGTCGTGCTGATGATGCTTTGCATCGCAAGGCGCCAAGAATTATAGACAGGGTAGTACAACGTATCAGCAAACGGATTTCCAGAGACTATAAAGCCCTCTCTAAACTCGACAGGAAACGACTATCTTATCTATAGTTAAAGGGAGATTGACCTTGCAGAAAATGTATGTGGCCAGTTATAAGGGAACGAGATCAGGACTTAAAGGACTGTTTAATATTGGGTGCAGGCTAGTACTGCGTTCTTGGTATTCACATTCAGAGCTGTTGTTATTTAATGATAGCCATCCCCTCGTCCCCCGTGTTACAGGGTATTCAGTAGAATTTGCAGCTGGGGTGCGTAAGAAGGTATTTACGCTTGACTGGTATAAATGGGATGTAGTTGAAATCCCATACAATGCTCATGCGATACTAAAATTCGAAGAGTGGATAGCACAGAGAAGACGCTATGACGTACTAGGTCTGGTGTTCATACGAACATGGTTAATCCACAACATACTCATGCTAATCAGGGGGTACAGACAGCAACACAAGAGGCGTATGTGGTGTTCGGAAGCGGTTGCAAACGCTATCTTCTCCACACCCGAGATGGAATATACAGAGGGGTGGAGGTTTGACCCCGCTGTACTACATGAGTGTGTCACTCTGCAATATGAAAGGGTAAACAGATGGTAATCTACACTCATAAGTTTCAAAGAATGCCCGAATATGTATCCGCTATTCAATTTATTAGTGATACCTGTAAGTGGGATGAACTAATCAAGTTCTGCACTCCTAGTAACCTTACTATTCTCTGGGGTGAGAACGGGTTTCATGGTGAATTAGAGACTTCAAGAGGAGTGCTGAAGGTGAGCTTACACGACTGGATTGTCAGGAGTAGTAAGGGTGAATTTTACCTATGTAATCCAGATATGTTCCAAGATACATATTTAGAGGTGCTTTAGATGGCGGCAAGTAAGAATGGAACTTCTAATGTTGTTATGAATGAAGATAAAACTCTATCTCAAGTTGTTACAGATATAGATGATATCTCTTGGATTGCTAAAGTAGATAATATTATAACCTTATACAAACCTATTAACTTAAATGGGTTCAAACTGATAGGAGAGGCAAGAACTAGACTGGTTACAAAGTCTAATTTGCACACTCAACAGGACAACATTAGTAGCGAACTAGAAATGTTTGGAGACTTCTCTATTAATGTCCAGACGGCAATGGGAGCTGACAGTTCTGCTGGAGCTATGAATGCTATGACTTTCACCAGTAGGGGAATTAATGGAATATATCCAACTATAACCTTAAATGCAGGTCGTTCAGACTTTCCAACGGTTAACTACCTTCAAGCAGACACAAGCAATATTCTATATCAAATTGAGGGTCTTAATATTATTGGTGGGGCTGAGTGTCATCACAAGTGGTTCTCAACACATCCAGATTCCTTTATTAGAAATATTAAGATAATGAAGGAGGGTCATTCAGGCCATTACACTGCTTTCCAGTTAAGGGATGGTATATCATTATCTAACGCAGAGACAAATATTCTTGCACTTGCTGGAGATAGTAGAGGGAATAACTCTAGCAATGTTAATAATCTAATCAGTCCTGTCTTTTATACATCTGCTACTGAAAATATTCAGGTATATCCAAATAATAAGACTTTAATTGATGTATACGATATGCATGTCAAGGGAGGTGGTTCTTGGAGTGGGGAGGTTAGAAATCAGCAAAGCTCAAGGTGGGGTACCTCAATCTTCAACTTCCTCAACACTTATAGTTATAAATTCTCCAATGGGTTGACTGGAATTGAAGGTATAAAGGTTGGGTTCATTAAAACGGCTACTACAGGAACAGCCATTGCTAATGAGTTTATCTTATCTGATATTAATGGAAATGTAGAAGCAAATATTCTAGATAGGAGATTTAATTCAGATCAGAATACAGCAGCTTTAATCCAAAGTGTAAGAGTTATAGCAAGAGGGTTGAGGTATACTCCAAGCCACGAACTACAGGCAAATGCAAGGCCTGAAACAACTAATGAAACCTTACAAGTGATTGAAGATTTAAACTACGATACCTCTATTGACAGCTCCGCTATTACTGGTATCGCCGTAGATTCCTCAAGTCAACTTATTAGTATCACTGGTAATATCCCGAATCTGCAAACTCTATACAATTATCTTAAGTGGTGGTTGTACCAAGATGATAATCTTGAGGTTATCCAATTCTTTTCGTTTGATGGCTATACACTCATTTGTGACTATAAAATCAGAGTATTAAGTGGCGGAGTGTTAAATCTAACCCCAGGAGCCGAAAAACTAGAATTTCCATCAACTGTGGGTTACCCTAATCTAGAGTCTAATGGAGGTATATTAAATATTGATGGGTTAGATACTGTAGGTGGTGTAGATAACTACTCTACTGACGAAGTTATCAGGTTTAATAGGATCGGACCCGATAATCAAAATTTACTGTTCATACAAAATTCAGCCACCTTTGGCTGGGTTGGAGGTAAAATATATGGGGATGGTAGAGTTAGGATTGATAATGCTGATGTAAATATAAAAAATGCTATCTATGATGGTGACGCAAGTAATAGAGATCAAAAAAGATTTAGTATTGCCCAAGACAGCACTGCTGTTATTGATGGGTTCACGCTTATCAAGAATTATTTTAATACCGCTATAGGAACAGCTGGTAGCTTAGAAATTAAGAGTATTACTCCAGTAAGTACGGTTGGTGCTGCAATCTTTTCAGAGCAGAGAGGATTAGATAATGTCCTAGAAGTGAGTAACTACGAGTCAACATCTCCTGANTTTGATTTTGGTGGTTGGACTGATGGGACTGCAAATCTTATAGATAGTAATAATGGTGTAGAAGGTTCCAATGTAACTACAGGAACTCCTTATAATAACACTGCTTTTGGGTTAGCTATCTATAAAGATATCCAACTGCATATCACTGACGACAACGGTAATGTTGAAGGTGCAAAAGCCTACGTGGTGAGTGAAGCTAGAAGTACAGCTCATAATGCCCGTGGTGTAGACTGGACGACCGACAGAGTATACACCTCTACAACAGACGTTGACGGGGAAACTGCGGTATTAAAAGTTGTATTGGCTGAGAATTACGGACAGGTTCGTACACCATTATCATATAGAGGTAAAACTAACGATAATTCGGATCTTTTTGATATTCATATATGGTCATACGCACATACATATAAGGCATCAGAGCAGATACTGAAAGGAGCGGGAGTCTTAAGGGTTAACGAGAGAATATTCACAGACAGCCGTTTAACAGAGACTAACAGCTCTGTAGTTGCTGCTTACACTGGTATAAGTATAGATCATAGCAGTAGTACAATCACAGTTACAGCTGATGCAACTTTAGACATGCTGTTTGACTTTATAAAGTATAACAAGTTAAGTAATATCCCCCTACCTACTGTGTCCACTATGTGTTGTTCTGTGAGTGGGAGTATTTTAACGACCACTTATGATGTAGTTGTGGATGGTGCTGAGCTCTCTAAGGGTGTCAATTATACTAACTTGGTAGCTGCATCAACAACAATAAATAACAATGGTGTTATCTCTGTTAATTACGTGAAGGATGATGGCACAGTCAATGTAACATTCACTAACCTAAATCCAGAAGGATTTGACTTAGAAACAGAAAATCCGAACGCTTCTGTGATATACAAGGAAAGTGGGTCTAGTACTTGGATAAGAAGTGGTACATTCGTCAATAGTATTACCATCTCTCTAACCCCTAACACTACATACGACATAAGGATTCGTGTACCAGGATACGACTGGGTAGAGGGAACTTATACGGTTCCTGCGTATGGAGGAACGTATGTAGCGCCTTTGCAGTCTCAACGTGAATTGGATGGTACAAACACCATAACCTTAACAGATTTCGACATAGAACACGTTAATTCCATGATTTACGATCCTGTAGCTCGAAAAGAAAGTGTGAGCAATACCACGGGGAGTATTATGTACGTGAATAAAACTAGTGCGTATAAAGGATTCATCAAAACACTTCATAATCCAGCCATTGTAACACTGTTTGAACGTCCAGTAGTCTTAAATGCAGATAGAACAGGTTTTATTATTCCTGATGGAAATCCTTTCGCTGTGTATTTAACAGAAGACAGTACCAATTCTGTTATGTTGCAGTTTACAGTGAAGTATGAGAATGGGGAAGATGCTGTAGATAGGTTCCATGGAAACAGTGCTGGATTTCAGGTACTACCTTCAATGCAGGTAAATAATCTATCTTTACCAATCCCCACTAGCACAGATAACGCTACAGCTGTAGTAGCTGCATTAGATACAACTGTAACCAAGGTGCAAGCAATACCATCTAATCCGCTTCTGGCAACAGATACACGGCTAGATAACCTAGATGCTTTAATATCCTCTCGCTCCTCTTTAGCTTTATCTGATTTGAATAATATATCTTCATCAGACCTTATAACTGCAATGCAGTCCGTAGGTCTGCTAGAAGATGACGGAGATTTAAAGCGTTTCACCACCAATGCTCTTGAACAGGCACCTACTGGCAGTGGTTCTGGAGGTGGTAGCAGTTCACTTACACAAACAGAATTTAACACTCTAATGTCAAATACTACGCAAGCCATCAAAGACACATACAAAGCTGCTTCGGTAGATATAAATACCAGTGATATAGTAGATGCTATACTTAACGCACCTTACGGAACATTAAGCGATGGGAGAACTGCTCTGAATCAAGGAACATTGGGCGAACATTGGTTCCTTTTTTACCCTCCAGAGATTGTGAGGCAGATGTTGGAAACTGTCGTTGATGGAACTACCAACCCGACAAGATATCAACCTACTGGAGGGAATTATGGAGAAGGAACACTAGGAAACGCTTTGCAGAAAGCACTAGGATTACCTGTGTCCCCTGCTGCCACAGGAGACGCCATGACACTTACAAGTGTTTATGATGCAGCTAAAGCACATGTTGATATATCAGGACTGGAGACGGGTGTTGCGGAGATTAAAGAACGCACCGATAGATTACCTGCCATCCCTGCTGCCACAGGAGACGCCATGACACTTACAAGTGTTTATGATCCAGCTAAAGCACATGTTGATATATCAGGACTGGAGACGGGTGTTGCGGAGATTAAAGAACGTACTGATAATCTCCCTGATAATCCAGCAGCCCTGAGTGATCTTCCTGATAAAATCATGGATGCAGTTATCCATTTGAAGCAAGTGCATGTGCATGCTATGTCTGAGAATACTCCAGATGGTACATTGGATGCCCCATACACATCTATTGATGATGCTGTGGCTGCCTGTGTGTCAAATGGATATAGTACTATTGTAATACATGGTGCGGTTGATGCACAAAACGATCTCAATAGCTCTGGGATATCATTTAAAATTCTTGGGGGGGATTCACCTAACCTTTCTATCTCGACAGGAAGCCTTCCTCAAAATACCGTATGCGACCTTCTAAGTATATCTGGTAATCTTTTGGCAGGTGGAATACATGTAACTAACTCCACCGTCACAGAAGCATACTGTTCTTCAGGAGTGTTTGAGAGGTGTACATTCACAGGGCAGTATACTGCCTTGGAAGATGGCACAATACAACAAACAAAAGGACTATACGGTATAACATCGCATGCACGAGGAAACCATGTAATCATGCGTGAATGCAATTTCATCGCCTCTACAGGCGAAGTACCTATAGACTTTGGTAACGCAACAGGTGATACATATGGTCATCTTATGCTTTACCATCCTCAAGGTGAAATACGTCTTACAGGGATGATCTCTCCTCTTCATACTGTTACGGTATACGGCAACGGCAATCATAAGATAACACTTGATAACTCATGTACTCACGGGAAAGTAAGATGCTTTGGGCAGGGTCTTATTGCAGGCAATGAACATGATACATTGTATGTTGAGCAATTACCGTATGAAGAGCGCGACATCCCAGGCAATCCCAACGGTGCTGGCATATCTGTGGGGGGGCAGGTAATTTCACTTACTCTGACAAATGTACGAGCTGCAATAGCGGCAGTGTATTCATATATACCTGTGGATTCCATCTTCCTTACTGATGCTGTGGCAGCAGGAGGACTTGATATTCATGCTGTGTTACGTGAAGATGTGGTGCAACTTTCAGAGAAACCTTTTAATATTTCATTCTCCTTAGCTATAATGGGGAATAGTGTCAGTCGCGTAGAGCAGGCAAGGAATAGGCTTGTGTCGGCTATTAATAACAAGACCATTTCAGGTCTATGTTTTGTTGATCTTGAGGCTGGTGCTATAGAAGATATTACGGCATCAGGCAGTTTTGTTGTTACCGTAGAGTTTTTAGTATTACAGGTACGCTATGAGGAGGAATAGAATATGGCGATAGAATATAAAACAGCAGTGGGAGGAGCGTTATCTTTCTCTGTAGGCGGAACAGAATATCCGTTGCTGATTAAGACGCAACCCGAGTTTTCCATGCAGTCGGAAATAGCAGATGTGACAACGATCAACGACACCTTCCCAAGATATGCCCACACGGGTAGGAAGAGTGTTGATGACATGGTATTCACTGCATACAAACAGTCTGCGGAAACTGGAGACACGGAAATAAATAATCAGTCAGGTCTTACACAAATAAAGACCCTATTTCTTAACAATGGGAGTGCGACCTTCAGGTGGACATATGCAGACGGTGCCACTGTATCATTTGAGGCACTTGTAATAGGTTATGTGCCTGGGGAAGATGGGAATATACAAATCGTCACAATCACCGTCAAACCCACAGGTGTACTTACGCTATCCGACTAACCTAAGGAGTAAAATATGGATATCAGTGAATATTTTCCTGCCGCACAAGATGTGCGTACAGAACTTCAGGGGTACCTTGGTCTATATGTACGCACTCTGTCAGTAGCAGAGAACATGGAAGCCGAGAAAACAATAACTCAGCATGGGGAATTAGATTATACAATATGGTTAATTCATACCCTTGTAGTTGATGAGGAAGGTTCCCCTGTATTCGCCTCATGTGAGATAATTAGGAACATGGCTTTCCAGGCGTTCAACAGGCTTGCAGGCAGTTTCGGGGTGGCTATGAACAGGATATCAGAGGTGGTGAATGGAGATACGCCAGCGGCTTCTTAGTATAAGAAATTATGATGGGCTTTTTATACAATCCCCCTCATTTAGTGATTTCCTGCTGCTGTGTGTACCATCTGCAAATGAAAGTGAGATGATTGCAACATATATGCATGCAATTGTAGATCATGCAGGTACTAAAGTGGTGCATGATGCTAGTGGGCTGTCATATCCACATGTTAAGAGGGTGGTTTCTGGGGTTATAGATACACTGATTACCCACATTAGGAATGCGTCTACCCTAATAAGGGCTGCTGATGATTCACGGTCAACAGGGGCTGCCCCTCCTCCATCAATTGGTGAGGCTCTTAAAAGATGCTCACCTGTGATGCGTATAGTCATGGAGAACACAATGAAGAGCCCCCATCAGATTCTTGATATGGACTTTGAAGAGGTTATGATGTGCGTGATGATCGCCCAAGATGATGTAGAAGATAAGCCTGTGGCTGCCCCTCGAGCTAAACAACAGGGCTCTGTTAGAGGCTCTATGCTACAGCTTAGGAAAATGCTAAGAAAAGGACGGATATCATAATGGCAACAGTAGCAATCAGCAGTGCAAGACATCTAACCCTGTTCCAAGGGGATCAATCCCATCTGCGTAAGGTATCCGCAGATGCTGCTGCTACTGTACAGAGATCATCCTTGAATATAAATAGGTCTCTGGCAACAGTAGAGCAATCTTATCGCAAGGTTGCAAACCAGTCCCGTATTGCTTTGAATGCATTGCGTGCTTTTACTGCGGCATCTGCTACTGCTGCTGTGGGTATTGGCGTCAGAGATCATCTGGAGATGTCGCGTAGTATGGGGCGGATAGCAACCATCACAGATAAAGCTACCTTCAACTTGAAATCTTTTGAGAAGCAGCTACAAGCACTCTCAAGAACATACTCCCTATCACAGGCAGAACAGGCAGCAGCAGCATATCAGGCCATATCTGCAGGTGCTGAAAGTGCAGGAGAGGCAATAACACTTCTTCATGCAGCAAACAAACTTGCTATCGGTGGAGGAACAGACTTAACCGTTGCTGTTAACGGCCTTACCAGCTTGTTAAACTCATACGGGGAATCTGCAGAGGCAGCAACTAAATACAGCGACATACTCTTTAAAACTGAAGCTGCAGGGAAGACATCGGTAAAAGAAATTTCAGCTTCTCTGGGAGATATAGCCCCTGTTGCAGCGGATTTAGGAGTAGAGTTTAAAGAGGTAGCGGCAGCAATAGCCGCCCTTACCAAGCCAGGCTCTGATACATCAAAAGTTATAACCAGTCTTAGTGGGTTTATGTTGGGGCTGCTTAAACCTACATCTGAAGCAACACGGGCAGCACAGGAAATGGGGCTACAATTTGATGCTGCTGCACTCAGGTCAAAAGGGCTTGCAGGGTTTCTTAATGACGTTGCAGAAAAAACAAAAGGCAGTGGTGAACAGATGGCTCGCCTTATTGGCTCACAACAAGCCCTAGCAGCTGTTACTGCACTAACAGGTACGGCTTCGAAGGACTTTATAAATATCTTGCGTGATATGGATAATGCAGCTGGGGCAACCTCACTCGCATTTAACCAGATGACAGAGCAGGACTTTTTTAAATACCAGAAAAGCTTAAATAATATCAGGGTAGGCATGCACTTGGTTGCGAGTATGATAGTCAACACTCTATCCCCTGCGTTCAGGACTCTTGCTGAAAACATCGATAAAGTGAGGGCTGTATGGGAGAAGATTGACTGGGGTCTAATGGGTGCGGCATTAAGTTTCCTGATCCCAGGTGGACTAGCTGCCAAAGCTGGGGTCAAGGCTGGCATAATTGCTGCTAATACTAGCAAAGCTGGGGTCAAGGCTGCATTGATGGCTGGAGGCTTTACAGCTGGAATTACTGCAAAGGGAATGTCATCCCCAGCACCTATATATAATGCCCCAGATAACCACATTCATCATCCTTTGATACAGTCTCGCCCTGGCATTGGGCAGAACAAACAATATGGGCAGCAGGTGATCAGCACACAGTCGCCATCGGTACCTATAACACCCCAGCACGCAGTACCTGTATATACAACTTCGCCTACCTCTCTTAATACGTTATCCAACTATGACACGAGTTCAGGGATAAACAAAGGTACGCCTGATTCGCAATACGCACCCTTTAGCATTCCTCGTTCCGTACTACAGGAGAGCCTTCGCGGAGTTCGTGAAATAGAAGAGTCATACCAGAATATGGCCGTAGCTGTTAACTCGGCTCTGACACGTGTGGGGGAAAGCCTGACTGATTACCTTTTTGGGGTTCAGACAAGTACAAGTCAGTTACTTGCCTCCATTGCAAGGGATATTACCAGCATGATTATCCGCACATCAGTTGTTACGCCTCTGTCGGAAGCTCTTACATCAAAGCTTCAGGAGCTTAACCTGTCACATAGCGTAAAGGGTTATGCCGCTGGTGGTTCGGTATATGGGGGAATCCTAGGCAAACGCGATAGCATACCAGCTTTTCTTGATCACGGGGAGTTTGTGGTACGTGCAAGTGTTGCAGAGCAATTCAGACCTTTCCTTGAAAGGTTGAATGCGACAAAGTATGCCGCTGGTGGAGCAGCAGGTGGCAGGAGTATTCCAGCTGCGGCAGGTTCCCCATTCGGGATCAATGTAATAGTAGAAAATCATGGGTCTCCTGTGAGTTCTACGGCTCATACTGAGCAGCAGGAAGATGGTAGCACCTTAATAAGGCTTGTTCTGGAGCCTATAGAGGAACAGCTTGCACAGAGGGTAGCAGCTGGTACAGGAGCTTTAGCAAAGGTGGTTAGGAGAAAATGAGTACTGTAAAAGACTGGCCTGCTTCCGTTCCTTCCACGCCCTTAATGGCTGGGTTTACAGAGGCATTTAGTAACGCTGGTGTAACTGAACTTGCATTTGATGACGGTTTTACTATCTCTGTCCAGAATGCACGCGATACATCAATGGTTGTTAAGCTAAGCATCTATATGACTGATACTGAATTCCGCAACTTTCACGAATGGTTTACTAACGATTTGCGAAGAGGAGTTCATCTTTTCCATTACCCAGAGTCACTACATAACACATTTGTAAGGTTTGGAAAGTCACTAACCCAACCGCAAGCAACACGTGTATCACCTGCTGCACATATATTACAGTGGAATGTACGGTTATGGCTTGATTATGATAATCTTGGGTTACTTGGGGTGCTGCCAATTGAAGCAGCAACATCTCTGGCTGATGACCTTGGTGTCATTGTAGGTGACTTGACTACAGCTGTAGAAAGGAGTTGATAGTGCCATTTTCAATACATGAGGCAATTGCCGAGAGAGCAGCAGTATTATCAGATGAAAGAATATGGTTCACGGTAGAGCTTACCTACGGGGACACTGTCATATTCAGAGCATACACACCTATAGATAATCACGATGCTTCAGAAACACGTACCTTCACGGACGGAGGGAATGCATTGTCTTTCTATCGTACACCTATGAAGGTGGATAACCGTGATGGCTTCTCACAGGACGGTAACGGAGACACAAGCGATGTTTCTCTTGCTTTTGGGCATGACAACGAGCCTGCAACCGATGCCCTGCGAAGCCATATATTATCTCTCAAGGCAGATGTTGAAGCCCCCCTAATGATATATATACGTGAGTGGATGGAAGGCTCAGAACGCCCAGTGGCTCGCAGGAAATACGGTGTACGCAACGCATCTGTGTCACGTGGGGTTGTAAGACTGACAATTAGCGGTTTGTTTCCTGCATCTGGAGATATACAAACCCTGAAATACACACATTCAAAGTTTAGAGGAATAAATGAAGCAGAAAGACAGTCCCCATGATTGCAGGGATATCACATGCCTTATGTTTGTTGAGGGGTTCCTGAATAAATACGGGCTCTCAACGGGAATAGCTGAATATATCTCGGTGGCTGCCTGTTTCTGCGAATACAGGAAGCACCCACAACACTGGCGCGAAGGATGTTCTAATATAAGCATGTCGGTGGCTCTTATTGATAATGCGTGCCGCGGTTATGTAACACATCTTGGTATTGTATACCGCCCTTTCATGATACTTCATCGTGAGAATAATCTGACGAGGATTACACCTGCCAAAGAACTGAAGATACTCCGATATGTAGCACCTGTGAGGATGAGCCAATGTTCAGAATAGAATTGTATAGGGATGCTGTATCAGGCATATATGACACATATGAATGCGAAGGTCGTTACATTCGAGACTTCATGCCAGGACATGCAACGGCATCCATGCTTATAACAATAGGGGGTGGGCAGTTCCTCAGTAAGGAGGAAGAAAGCACCTATCCTCTTGAACATATAACTGTGTGTATGGTTCCCCTTCCTCAGGGGGGTATATTAGGCTCTGATATTGGTCGTGCTCTCTCGGGTGTTCTGATTGCGGCAGGATCAGCATTCTTTACACCTGCCTTGGCTGCTAAATTTGCCATTACAAGTACATTCGGAACTGCTGCGGTTGGTGCTGCATTAAATTTTGTAGGTGGGGCGTTACTTAATGTGATTGCCCCCCTGCCCCCACCATCTAATGGACACTCTGGTATAACTGATGACTATTCATCAACCTATCAATCATCGCCAGCAAGAAATATTCCGCGTGCTGGGTTGCCAGTGCCTATTCTGTACGGCAGACATAGAATAACAGGTGATCTTGTTCTGCCAGTTATGATGCGTGATAACATGATAAGATCTGTTGTATGTCTTGGTATCGGTGAGATGGAAATAGAAGCTGGTTATTTCGGTGATACTAAATCTTCAGATATACGTCATGATGATCTGAAGATTATTTACTGGCATGGGAACACCCCCCCATCAGAAGCCACAGAGATAACAATGCTTTGGAACAGAGTACGTGGGCTTGACGGCTTTACCTTACGTAAGGATGATGGCACTTCTCCACTATACACAATCGCACCTAATCGAACGGGAGATATTCCTGAAGGGGATATTATTATCAATTTCACATTCCCTTACGGTCTTATATCCTCCTCTGGTGGAAGTAGGTCGGTAACCGTAACTGTGCGTATTGGCACACCTGACGATGCAGGTAAGGAATTTACCTCATACACAGATCAGAGCTTCACCTTTACCGCCTCAACAACAGATGGTTTTATGAGGACGGTACAGCCTGTATGCCCTTCAGGAGCAACGTCAATTGCTTTCATCAGAAGTACGGCAGATAGCACAGTTGACCGTGATTTGTGTATTGTACATTCTGGTTTCGTTCTGGATGAAGACCAGTCTAACCTTCTTGCAGACGGCTGCACCTATGCAGCAATTCAGCTCCCTCTTGATGATCCTGCTGTAACGGACAAAATTAAAGACAGGTTTTCTTGTGTTGCCACAAGAGTACTACCAGATTTCGAAGGCAATATGTTGGCGACTTCATCTGCATTCAGGGCTATAGATGATCTGATGAACAACTCTGTATATGGCGTGCTGAAAGATACCACCATGTATGACAGGGATTACCTGATAGAGAGAGATAGCACTTCATCATATGAGTTTAACGGCGTTATTGACTCGGGCGTTGCAGGGTGGGAGTTGCTGGGGTATATCTGTAGGGCTTGTGACATGACGCCATACGCACAGGAAGGTGGTATATACTTCTACCTAGAAGCTCCTTGGTCTGGTGAGGTAACATTGCTTTCACCGCAGGAGATTATAGCTGATAGTTATTCTCTTAGCATTCCGTTCCCTGGCAATCACAGTTCTGACGGTATAACCGCAGAGATATTTACCGAAACATCAGAAGGACAGTGGGGAAAGGATTCCATCACATATCCTGAAGATGCTGAACTACCTACCTTATCCAGGTTGTTCGGGATCACATCATCAGTCAGGGCTTTAGAGATCATCAAAAGAGAATATCTTATTGATAAATATCGTAGATCAATAGTCACGGTAACTGTAGGATGGCTTGGGAGAGGGTTAACTCTTGGAAGCCGCATTGCATTCCTTGATCCCGTCCTAACTGAAAGTAGGTCTGGCAGAATACTCTATGTCAGACACGATATTATCACCGTGGGGAGCACAGGTATAATCCCTGACGCATTAGCAACCATCCGCATTACGGATTCTACTGGGAAGTTGTCAGAACACATACCAGCCACTAAAACAGGAGAGTACAGCATACAGATTACTGAGCCATCCATGATACCATCATACCCTGAAGAAGCTTCGTTCCCACAGTCAGTCGCATACTATGAGAACGCAACCCCAACAGACTTATACATTGTGACAGGTATGAAGTCAGGAGATAGTCAACGCCTGACTATCTCCCTTGTTCCAGATGATTCGCGCGTATATCATGGTAATAATTGACAGTTGTTATCTTGTGTCATTTAATACACAATAATTACGTAGTATTAGGAGATAGATACATGTCGCTAGAGACAGAATACAGGCAGCAGCTGCAACTGCTTGCATCCCATACAGATGATATTGCATCAATACTTGAACATCTTGAGCTGATCGCAACCGCTGATACAGCTACAATAGATGGTTATAACGGAACTGCACAGGTTGATACCTTACGAGGCTTAAGAACTCTGGTAGATCAATATGTATCAGGTACGATTGTACCTACCGCCACAGCCAATGATATTGGTGGTATAAAAGTCGGAGATGGACTTACTATTAATGAAGATGCTGTAGCGTCTGTTCCTCTTGCAACCTCTAATACAGCAGGGAGAGTCGCCGTTGGTAGTGGAATCTCAATAAATAACGGGGAAATCTCGGTGGGTCTGGCAACAACCACAACGGCTGGTGGCATACGTATATGTACAGCTGATGATGTGAATGGGCGTGCAGAGGAGAACGCGGCTATCACTCCTGCCACACTTCCTCAAATGCCAATTAATAGAATATATGATGGGGCAGATTCCTATACATGGGCGCAACCATCCACAGGTGCCAGAGTAAGATATATAAAAGGATTTCTTATTGGCGGTGGAGGCGGTGGAGGTAAAGATAGAGTATTATGCTCGGGAGGAGCTGCAGGGGGTGCTGCATTCTTCAGCATTGAAGTGTTTAACATTAATACTATTAATATTGTTATAGGAGCTGGAGGGGCTGGCAGAACATCTACTGCTGGATCTGGCTCAGGTGCAACAGGTGGAACATCCACAATGCAGACAGATGACTCATCAGTTAACATCTCCGCTTCAGGAGGTCAAGGAGGAAGGGCGGCATCTTCTACTATTGCACCTCCACAAGGAGGTAATGCCTCTGGCGGATACCTAAATGTCCGTGGAGCTTCAGCATCTATACTTTATGATTCTGCGTCTGCTGGTGCGCCGTCATATCTTGGCGGTGGAGGTGCGGGAGGTAATCAGTCATCTGTGACAGGGCAGGCGGCCACTTGTCCAGGCGCAGGCGGCGGTGGTGGGTCTGAGAATTCTCCAGGCGGGAATGGCGCAGCAGGTATATTAGTACTTGAAGAGTATTTCTAGGAGGGTAGCATGGATATTTACTTGTTTCCGTTAACCGCAGTAATTATGTTCTGCCTTATAAGAGGGTTATATATTCTTATAAAAGACCGCCATACATACTGTTGTTCTGTAAGGTATCTGGCAAAAGCGATGTTAACATGCACAACATTCGTATGCTTGGTGCATGAGGCATCCACAATATACCTTTATTTCAAATATGGTGTGCTGGCTGTTCAGATAACAGACCATATTGTTATGAGCCTAATGAGTATATCACTGCTTCTTCTAACAAAAATGAACAGACCCCACCCCACTCTACTATAGGGACATATTCGAGTTTGCTGGCATTATCTCTATAGTATCAGTTGTATTGAGTTATGTACTTACTGGCTTGTGTTAAGGATAAATAATGAAGGACATATTCAACGAGATATACCTGAAGAACATTTTCATCCTTGCGGTAATTGGTGCTGTTATGTCTGTTACCAGATACGCACATTCTATCACGTCAGATACGCCTTTCAAATGGCGCACTGCTGTTATCTCCATTCTTGGAGGCGTTGTTATAGCCCCATTAGTTGGAGTATATATGCTGAATACAGGTGTCTCGCAGGAGATAACACTTATAGCTGTATCAGGACTATCTATGGCATCAAGAGAAATAATAAGGTTCATTCCCTCAGCTGTTGGAGCAATTCTCCGCAAGGAGTTTGTTAGTCGTCTTGGAGCGGACTTAACAAAAGATAAGAACACAGATAAATAATCAGGGGGTGCGCCATTCCTCAAGAAGTGGATGCAATTGTTCTCTCCACTCCCCTTTTTCATCTATGCACTTATCAAATGCCATCTGATAAATCAGCTCCTCTGCACGCTGCCCCACCTGCGTTGCCCACTTTGAGTGGTACATTTCTTTAGCGGCTTCCATATAATCCTTGGCACCTATGGCAGCACGCATCTTCGTGAACGCAAGGAAACCTCCAAATCCTATATTGAATGCCATATTAACAAGCGTATAGAAACGGACATATCCAAGTTCTCGCGTGGTGTATCTGTGGTTACGTAGCCTGTCTTGTATCTGGGTTAGATCATCCCTCAGTATCATACGTACTACAGTATCAGATATTGGGCGGTCTTCCAGATTATGACCTACCCCTATAGTTAATTTCCCTGCTGGGCATTTGTAAACTGTGTTCCTCCACCCCTCATGTCTTGTTACTTGCTCAAGCAAGTCTATATACTTCATTCCTCATCCCCCTTATGATTTCCTTTCTCATGCGTATTATGCTGACGTAATGCATACAGTACAGAAGCATATCCTGCTATATCTATTATACTATCGTCATGCTCGGGCTTATTACAAAGTCGCGCTATTTTTAGCTGCATAAGGCATAAAGGAACTTGCTCGGGCTTTATTTCAATTCCCAGTGTTACCGACCATAACGTAGCTATCCGACTACATATATCAACTGTTGATCCGTATACTGCTGCCCGTTCCTTTATTACTTCTATAGTTTCCTCCAGTGCCTGTATACATAAGTGTGAGTCTTCTTTCATATAAATGTTTTCCTCTGGTGGTTAAATATCCTTCTTATCAGGTAAGAGCGGATGAACGATATCAGCGTAAAAATCAATGTAATAGTCATGTTATGAGTGAGGCTAGTCTCCCAGCCAAACGCCCCATAAAGGGGATATTGCACCATCACAGATAGTACAAACCCTACAATAATATTGACTAGTGCTTCTATCGCACTTTGTCTTTTGGACTGCATATAATAACTCCTAGTTGCCCATATTGTTTCCTTCCTGTAATGTTCATTTCAAACTTCTATATCATACCCCCCCGCTATATCCCTGAGGTCTATTTCCATGCCTTGGTTGAAGTCAGCCTTAGCGGCCTCGGTTTGGTTCATGGCTGTTAAGACGATAGCCCTATTATATAAATAGTCTGCATTCACAGGTTCTATTTCTATTGCTTTGTTGAGGTCTTCCAAGGCTTCCTGAAGCCTATCCTTTCGCCTATACACCACCGCCCTGATATAAAGAGCTTCCGCATTGTCAGGTTCTAGCTCTATGGCCATGTCTAGGTCAGCCTTAGCTGCCTCATTCTCTCCCAACAGTGCAAATGCTATCCCCCTCCCAAGGTAGTAGGATTCATTGTCAGGAGCTATAGAGATAGCTCTGGTTAAGGTGTCTATTGATCCCTTGATTTCATTCATCTGCATAACCTCTCCAGTTATTCAAAAATTTCTAATAACTGAGATTCCCCTTCAATCTGGGAATCCCATCTACTCTGGCTCCAGTCCCGCCATTGCGGCTTTATCTTCTATGGGAGTGCTTCTACTATGGCATGGCTACGGTAGGATAACTCGCTCATTATGGCACTCATAGCGTCTTTTATCGCGCCAAAACTATTTATGTCATGATCAAGAAAAATACCCACTTCATTTATGGCGTTCTTAGCTGCTACACTTGCTTTATGCTTACCCATGGTTCCTTTCCCGCCAGACTTTCCACTACCACTTGCAAATATACCAAGATCCTTATCTTCTATCCACAAACAAGCGTAGCTAGTTTCTGGATGGGCATATATCTTCATTATAAGAATCTCTGTGAAGTCATGGGTTATTCCTGTATATTGCCTGTAGAAGTGTTCCGCTTTGCGATGTGAATCTGTGTCCAACTCGACTAGATCATCAATTTTAAATATAGCCTTCATAGTAAATCCTTTCTGTTTGGCATTGTATAGGTTACAGGTCTATCAGGGGGTGCTTGATATCTTACTCTCTGCATCTAAAGCAACAAGCCTTCCGCATTGTCAGGAGCTATAGAGATAGCTCTGGTGAAGGTGTCTATTGATCCCTTGATTTCATTCATCTGCATAACCTCTCCAGTTATTCGAAATTCTCGAATAACTGAGATTCCCCTTCAATCTGGGAATCCCATCTACTCTGGCTCCAGTCCAGCCATTTCGGCTCTATCTTCTATGGGAGTGCTTCTACTATAGCATGCTTATGGTAGGATAACTCGCTCATTATGGCACTCATAGCGTGTTTTATCGCGCCATCCCCATATGTATCTATGCCATGATCAAGAAAAATACCCGCTGCATTTATGGCGTTCTGAGCTGCTGCACTTGCTTTATGGTTACCCATGCTTCCTTTCCCGCCAGACTTCCCACCACCACTTGAAAATATACCATGTTCCTTATCTTCTATCCAAAAACAAGCATAACTAGTTCCTGCTGTGGCGTATATCTTCATTATAATAATCTCTCTGAGGGAATCGTTTATTCCTGTATATTGCCTGTAGAAGTGTTTCTCCTTCCGATAAGAATCTAGTTCCAACTCGACTAGATTCTTAGTTTTAAATATAGCCTTCATAGTAAATCCTTTCTGTTTGGCATTGTGTCGGTTACAGGTCTATCAAGGGGTGCTTGATATCTTACTCTCT